TGTTAGAACGTACTTTAAACAGGGTGATTTCCATTTTTATAAACAACACAGTACGGTTGAATATAAAGTGAAGAAGGGGAACACATACGAAGAAATCGCCAAATTTTTTAAGGTTCCACTCGCGCGTGTAAAAAAGGCGAGCGCGTCGACCTCACCCCAACCGGGTAAAATTTTAAAATTTAAATGTAACGTATTCAGTCACAAAAGGGGCTGGGCGACGGGACCACTCCTGACCGACGCGAAGGGGAATGTCATCATCGATCCAAGGAAGGCGTCGAAGGATTATGGGCGTTTGAACTACAATAAATATTGTTCATCCTTCTGCGTTAAAGATAGAGGGATCAAAGTCGGACACACTCACCCCAAAGTCGGTAAGAAGTGAGTTTAAATCCGATTGATCCCCGACTTCAAAAAATATATCGAGAATATCAAAAATATGTGGATCACCGGATGATATCTCATGTGTATTCGACGTATTTTCAAAATTATTGATCACGGTGACCATCACTTTGAAATTTGCGCCATCGAATATCTTCCTACAAACCGGACAGGTCTGCTTACCCTTTGCCTTCCATTGTTCTAGACAATGTGAATGAAATATGTGCCCACACCTGATAGGTGGGTTGTGTCTAGTACATCTTACCTCATTCAGACATATAGCACACTGATTTTCCATTCTCTAGAAGAATATATAGATTAAATTTATCGTTATTTTCCGTGATTAGTAAATGTTGCGAGTATCTACGAGCGCCTTATCCGCCTTACCACCCGTGGTCGTCTGTGTATTTTGCGTTTCTTCAATGAGAGCTGGACCCTTGGATTGAAGCAATTTGCGGTACGAGTAGTTATCCACGACGGCGACACCGTTCTTCTCCATGATGTAATTGTTGTAAAGACCACTCGCGGAGTTGATAGTAAAATTTCGGCCATCGGCCATGCCCATGCGTTGACTCATTATTAGTGTTACATTAGAAATTTATTTCTCTATTTTGGATTGTATTTTTCCAAGATTTTATACCGAATTTTTTTGCCCCTGTGATCGTCGTCTTCGTATCTCTCCCTGATGCTATATCAAATACATCAATTTTATCGGATGATACCCTAGAAATTCTAATAGAATCATTTGTATTGATGTGCTGATTAATGATATTATATGCGAATGCGATTTCTTTCAATGTTTCTGCACCTGTTATGATTATCTTACCCGTCCCAAAAATACTCACCGTGATTTCTTTCATGTCTTCTGCTGGTTTAAATTTAATTTTAACTGCTGAATATCTATCTGGTTCAAATGAAACTTTAAATACATCGGAATATTTTTCAAAATGATCACACGTCTCGATCAAATTAATATTCCAGTTCAAACTAAAATTTGAATTAATCATAACCACGCGAAACGTGTCGAGCGGAATTTCAAATTCTGGTCCCAACATTATTTTCAATAAATACGACAGTTGCCCGATGATGTGTTTACAATTAATCAAATCCGAACACCCAGCGACTTGAATGCTTCCATTTGGAAATAATTTAATTGATTTTTGACTGAATTCATCAATATAACACAACGTAATTTGATTATAAAATTTCGTTGGTTTCAGTTGCCATTCGACGGCGCTTGATTTCTTCGTAGCGTTTCGTAATTTCAATTTGATCGGTGACAATTTCTTGAAACATGTTTTTAATTTTTCGATGTCTATCGATTTTTGAAAACTCGATATCATCGTGATTGTGGTCAACTTAACCCACGAAGGTCGAATTTCCAGGGGTAAATCATTTCTAAAATCATCTAGTGTCACGTAATACGATAAGGTACTGTTCACGATCGAGTGAAACATTCTGACTTATTTTTGATATCAGTGTGAATGACTTAGGAGTTAAACAGCTTAGAGAAATATACACACACTTGTACATGACTTCATTTGTTAAAAGTGCAAAAGTTCTCGAAAAAAACATTCGTATAAAAACCGTTAAATATATAGCTGGCGAAGGTTACAGGGATTCTGTGGATGTAATTGAAACAGGACCTATTGGGACCTGGGGACACATAAATGCCACGTATGATTCGCTTCGATACGAACAATTTTTAGATACGATGGTTCACAAAACAATCGAAACCAGGCGAAAAATGGCTTTGATTGCGTTGGAGAATGCGATGTGTGAAAATAAAAATATAAGAAGTCTCGTGAGGATACTACATTCCGTTAAAATCTTGGATCCAACGTTCACACCACCGATCATTAACATGATCTGTTCGTGGCAGAAGAGGTTGGTTCATGAAATATGTACGAATGAACTACCAAGGGTCATAAACACATCAACTAATGAATTTCGCCTTGAGCGTTTCTTTAGAACCATGCAATTAATAGAGACAGAGACACCACACTCAATAACAAGTGATTAATAGTCAAAAGTTTATTTTTGTGTGGACAGTTGGCACATTGGCATGGATTTCCCTCTGAACAATCACACTGCGCACATTTCTTACTTTTCGTACTTTTCTTGCTTTCACCGGTCAACGATGGTTCAGAGAAATCTCCATCATCGATATTACGCCCTGGTAGCAGCGGTCTCGACAATTCACAGGGCTCTTCGCGACCAATTCGACCTTCGATGGTTTGTCCATATCCACACATCGGACTTACGTATTCATCCATACCCTTTTCATTCGTTGGTGCTTCATATTCACCGAAATCAACGACCTGTCCGACAGTTCCGGGTAAACTGATACCTTTCGAACTGACGAATGGGTTAATTTTATCAATCAAATCTTGATCACTGACGGACATAATTAATATTAGTGAAGATTATAATTTTTATATTTCATTTTTCTGCCATGCTCTGCCCACATCTTATCCATGTCGACGTTTAACATGTACGCGAGTTGAAATAGGTACGAAAACACGTCACCCATTTCCATCATCACGTCGGTTCCTCTATCCTTTTTTAAACCCATCTTCTTGAACGTTTTCCTGTTTTGTCTGATAGCAGACGCGAGTTCTCCAAATTCTTCAGAAAGCAGTAACCAAACGGTGTCGATGTTGGCTTTGTCCCAACCGTGAAGCTTGCATACATTTCTAGTCTCGTCCCGGTAATAGTTTAAACTACTCATCTTAAACTTCCAACGCCCAAAAACTTTATATCGGTATAATATAATGAATAAAAGTGTCATCAGAACATTAATCATATTACTTGCAATCCTCGCACTCACCGTGTACTTACAATTATCTATGAAGTTCTCAGAAGAACCAAAGGTATCGGTAAATACGTACCCCAAGAGTGAAATTAAAACCACTACTCAACATGTTTTACCAGACGACGAAGTCCCATTGAAAATAAACGGTCACGAAGGGGAACCTATCCAAGATGAATCCCCAGAACAACCCACTGAGGTTGGTCTTCAACCAGTTCGTTATACTCGAGATATGGGTGTTTAGACGCCTATCTGGTTAGATTTTTCAATTTTTTTACCAACAGTACTCGTACTCACGGGTCTATTAATCGGGTCCATACCCTTGTCAATATCATGAACATATCCCATGTATTGAGAAACACCCGTTTGAATCTGGGCGACCGCTGTGTTTATAGCGATCGTGTTCATTTTCTTCACTTGATCATTAATACCCTCGTTATGGTTACCAGCGTTGTTTATGAATACGACGCGCATGATACCATAGACATCGTCTTCATTCTGGTAATCAATCTTTACACCGGTCTTATTCTTAAAAGATTGGCGAATACCGCGTTGGACTAAATTGACATTGAAGGCGGAAAAAAACAATTTGTTCAGTGGTGTCGCGCATTGACTTATAGAATTCAGGTGAAGATTATCACACATTTAATATATACCTGGAAAAAAATTATTAGTAAATATAAATGAAGATTGTCGCCGCCAATCTTGACGAAGCCTATTCTACCCCAGCCGTTCCATCGATGTTCAAACCCGCCTGTGATAACAAGACATGCTTTGTTGGGTCGTATGCGCCAATCACCAAAGCGGGTGAAGATGGACCATTCAATGTGAATACCACATTACTCCAACCAAACAGATATGCTGAGACTGTTGGTACTGTTCCGGTGAGAAGTGCCGATTTTAAGTAGCTTAAAAAATTAAGAGTAATTATATAAAATGAGGGTTATTAAACGTAATGGTCGTGTTGAAGATGTCAAATTTGATAAGGTCACCAACAGGATTCTAAAATTAGCAGTCGGGTTGTCGGAAAATGTCGACGCCCAAAAAATTTCACAGCAGGTCTTTTCATCCATGTACGAAAATATCAAAACGTACGAAATTGACAATCTCTCAGCCGAGACATGCATCGCCATGATCACGAGCGACCCGGATTATGAGATTCTTGCTACTCGTTTGGTCGCGAGTAACATTCAAAAGGTTTGTCCAAACAATCTCCACATCGCGATGAAAAAACTCGCGAAAGCCGGTATCGTCACGGATGAAGTTGCCGAAATCGCAGGACACATTAAGGATAAAATCCATCCGGAACGGGACAATGATTTTGGTTATTTTGGGTTAAAAACGCTTGAAAAATCGTACCTTCAGCGCTTGGACGGTCAATTGATGGAAACGCCACAGTATATGTTCGCGAGGGTCGCTATCGGTATTCACGGGAACGATATCGAATCGGTCATCGAAACGTATGATTCCATGTCCAAGGGTTTATTTATCCACGCGACCCCAACCTTGTTTAATTCAGGCACACCCCGCCCACAAATGTCGAGTTGTTTTCTCATCGCAAATAAGGGTGATTCAATCGACGGAATTTATGGGAGTTTAACAGAATGTGCGCAGATCTCAAAGTGGGCTGGGGGCATTGGTCTTCATATACATGACGTAAGAGCCAATAAGTCTCGTATTCGCGGGACAAACGGACAATCCGATGGGATCATTCCCATGCTCCGCGTATTTAACGCAACGGCACGATATGTTAATCAGGCGGGGCGTCGCAAGGGGTCAATCGCTGTCTACCTCGAACCATGGCACGCTGACATCATGGACTTCCTTGAACTCCGACTGAATCAGGGAGATGAAGAGGCGAGGTGTAGAGACTTGTTTTCCGCGCTATGGATTCCAGATTTGTTCATGAAACGCGTTGAACAGGGTGGAAGTTGGTCACTCTTTTGCCCCGATAAGGCACCGGGGCTTTCAGACGTGTACGGGGAAGAATTTGAACAACTCTATACCAAATACGAAGAAGAGGG